TAAAATGAACATCATTCTTAACCACAAGCACGATGCGGAAGTTCAGTCTAAGCTTGACAAAGCCAACCATCTCGCCCGCACTCGCACCGTTGATATTGATGACGTGTATAATGCGGTTACGGTTATCGAACAGAAGTTCGATGATTGCACTAGAAAGAGCCTAGAGGGTTTGACTGTTCATGTTGATTTGAACTCTCAAGACTTTCCAAACACCTATCGCGGCATTCCTATGAGTACCCAGTTTGTGCTTGGTTATGAGAAGCGTTCTTGGCGTTTCGTTCGCGCGGAACGTTCGCGTTGTGGCGAGTTTAAGAGGTATGACGTGATGTTGACCGACGCAATGCGTGAAGAGTTGCTGAAGCGTTTCGAGTCGTTTAATCACTGATTGGGGCAGGTAAAATGAATACCGTAATAGTTATCAGTTGGTGGGCTAGGACAGCTGTTGTTTTCTTTACCGATATTGATGATTTTTACATGCTGGATATTGGGAAGAATAGGACTCTTCGGGGTGCTAAGTCTTATATCCGCATAGAGGTATTTGGCAAGCATGGTGTCACACTCTCTCGCATGAGACTTGTGAAGGACACCCCTCCGGTTACGTTTTTGCTTGCCAAGCGTGTTGAAAAGGAAGGTTGATATGTTCGCTTCCGTTCTCGTTATCTGCGTATGCGTTGTTGGTGTTGTTGTCGTTTTTGGTATGATGTAGGGGTGGTTGTTTTGGTGGTTTTCCGGTTTATTGGGTGTGCGATTTTGTTTTTCGCGCTCGTGGTGGGCATTTCTCTTGCTGTTGTCGGCTTGAGTGATTCCGTGCATGATGATTTTCGTGAGGTGATGTCTTTTATTGCCATTACGGTGACATTGTGTTTGGTTGCCGCCGCTCTACTGCTTTTCCTTTACGGTATATGATTGGAAAGGGTGATTAAAATGCGTTATGGCGATTTTCGTGTGGGAAAGTTCAACAGTCCTCACATGGGGGGTGATGTGCGTATTGAATACTGCACGCATCAACAGTTGTTTTATCTGACATATAACGTGGAGTTCCATACGCCGGTAGGTTTGACTGAGGGGGTCGCACGGTGCGGTTATGATCCTACCAAGGCAAATGAAATGCGTGCTATGGTGTTGGACGCTATGGATATTGCGTCCAAACCGCTTAAGGATAGGGATTAGTATGTATTTTCGCGATTGGATACATTCATGGACGTGCGGCACGTGTCCGGAAGCTGATAGTTATTGGCGGTTGCGTGCGTTTTGGGCCGGAAGACAACATAAGCGGAGCGCCACTAATCCGCCGAAACGCTGCCCTAACCGGCAACTGTGGGCGGCCATGTGGATATATGGTGACAGTGACTTCGTGGACGAATTGGAGTTTTAGCATGTACAGCACTTTCGTCGCGCTCGCATACTTGAGGGACGCACGCAAACCGCCTATCGAAATCGGTTACGCGCCCTCGTATAAGGATGCGGCAGACTTGATTAAACGGTGGGCGGCTATCCGCTCGCACGTGGAAAACATAGCGTACTTCCGCGTCGAGGAACGGTATTATGTTTAGGCGCGGTGATGACAGGCGGCCTATCTACCGCATGCGTGACTTCGATGACGCTATTATGGAGAGCAAACGTATTGCCCGCGCCATGAAAGGCCATAAGCGTGAGCTGAACTTGAAGCGTTTCGACATGGGTTTTGGCGATTTTGAAACGTGCTGCCGTGCCGTGAACATGCTGTGCGAACTGTGGCGGGATGCGCCTAGTGAGTGGTTTTCGCAAGCGGTTGTCATGGTGTCGCAAATTTGCGGCAGTCTCACTATGTGGGACGGACTCGCCGCCGCCCTATCCCGCACGTTCGACGTCGAATATTTGGATGGTTCCATCAATCCGCCTAACCTGATTGCATGGTGTGCGGTGTGTGCGGTCAAGGGCGGCACGTCATATGACTGTTGCACGATTTTCGACAACCCGCAAGCGCAAAACTTGATTATCGCCGTGTTTAAAAATTTTGACAGACTGGATACGACTCGTTATACTGATAGTGATTTAGAAAAAATCTTACTGCAAGGGAGGTAAAATTGGCTAGAACCAAAACCGATATATTCCGTACGCGCGTCTATTCCGTGCTCAAAGGCATGGAATTGGTGGACGGCGATTTTATGGAAGCCGAACACGTTATCGACGGACGCTTGAAGGACGAGCGCGCGTATTCGATTCGTGCGAAGAGACTGTTTCCGAACTTCATTCCGCGTTCCATTGAAATTTTTTCGCAAAAAGTTTCTATGAACGAGGAGACTTTTTACAAATATGCTACTTTCGAGGAACCGCAGAAGTGGAACCCTGAAGAGCATACAAAACGACACGCCGACGTTGAAAATAACGAAGACGTGTGATATAAAAGATTTTAGGCATAAGCCTGAAAACAAAATAACAACAATCCAGGAAAGGTTAAACAATGGAAAACAACAACAACGCACTCGTCGCATTCAACACCGAAAACACCGAACTCGGCACCGTCCAGCACTTCATCGACACCTCGACCCGTGAAGGCAAGATCAAGCTCTACTCGGCATTGCAGAACGCCGAAAAGCTTGACGAACATCTTAACGAGCCGTTGAACATGACGAACGCCGTCGCACAGGCCGTGCAAGTGACCGACGACCAGACGGGAGAAATCTCCAACACCGTGCGCGTCATTATCGTGACCGACGACAACAAGGCGTACGCGGCCACCTCCCCGACTCTCGCGGCCGGACTGAACACCATGTTCGGTATCTTCGGCACGCCGAACACTTGGACGGAACCGCTGTGCATCAAGGTGGTAGAACGCCGCTCTCGCCGTGGCTTCAAGTTTTTCAGCATTGAGCCGGTGGACGAAGAGACGAAGTAAACTTGCTATAATCACAATGTGAGTTCACCATGAGAGCACCCCCTTGTTGGGTGCTCTCTCTATCTGAAAGGACTGCAACCATGTCACGGAAGAGGAAGAAACCAGCCCCCCGCGCAGTCGTATCACAGAACTATCGCACCCACCAAAAGCCGGATACCAGCAATGTCGCCATCAAAGCCGATAGACAGCAACGCAAGCACATTAAGAAGATACAGGCCGCGCAAGCCCGCGCCGCACGCGACATTACGCAGCTTGGCTCGTACTCACACTCGAATCTCGCCAAAACCGCAGACAAACAACTAGCCAACATCGCCAAAACGCTAGGCAAGGAGTGGGAGCGACAGAAGAAACAGGCCATCGCGGAAGCGAAGGCAACCCCATACCATGCCACCGCCGTGGAGAAACCGACGAAGAAAGACTACATGTTCGCCCAACGCACGCCGATCACGGACGCGCAGATCGACGCGGAACCGGTGGCGAAACGACGTAAACTGCTCAGGCAACAGCAGCGGAAAATCAATGCGGCACGACGGAAAATCAACGAATGGAACAAAGCTCAGGCCATGCCCGCGAAAAGCGTGTACGAACAGCGCGTGGCCGAAATCACCGGAACCACAGGCGAAAGTTTCGGACGTAATCAAATCATCCCCTCAAAGCTCACCGATTTTCTGCAAACGACCAACGTGTTAAGTGATGAGGCGTTCGTTCGCTCCCAATTGGAAAGCGGACACCGTAACGAACTGCTTGAGCAGATGCATGACGCCGCCGAAATATTGGGCTTGCGTACCGAACAGAAACGCAAACCGTCCAAAAAGCGGGGGGGCGGCAAACAGGGTAAAGACTTGTATGGCGAGCATGAATGGCCGTCTTATATGTCACGCGGACGGTACGAGGTGTTCGAGAAGATTCTAGCCACCACGCTTGGCTCGAAACGACTGAAACGATTCCGTCAATTGTCGGCAGCGCAAAAACGCGCGTTTATCGAACAGACGGACGCACCACGAATCGTGTTCGACTGGACGGTGTATGACCCAGTTCGCCACGGTTTCACTTCGGTCTTTCGGGACAACAGCAAGGGTTATCAGCGTTCCCGCAAGCAGTTTGATCGGTGGTTGACGGAAGCGGGCGCACTGGAACAGTAGCTGACAAGCAAGCAAGGGAAGTTATACCATGACCATGAAGCAAGATAAAAGAGTGGGATTATGGTGCGCGGATAACGTCATACGCTTCACGGACGGAACCGTCCTGCGTGATGTCACCGCACCTAACCGCCTTTTGGCGTCCATCATGTCAGGAGGCAAACTCACCGTCTACGTGACCGATCCAGAATCGCTTGAACCGTTTATGGCTCACGTCGTACACTCCCTTCCTCACAACGAACACAACTCCAGCCTGAGTTGGGACGCGATCGTCTCGAAAAAAGGCAAGTTCTTCGGCTTCACGGTGCGTATCGACCGCGAAAATTCCGCACGATTCTTCGATATATCGAATCTTTTGCGGGAGAACTGCCGTATCACCATGACCGACACACAATTGCTCAACATCCTGAGGGAATACGATAATCGCGGTTTGTGCAAGATAACGGCGGGCGCGGCGAGTATGGAAGCTTTCGCATCCGGCGAGTGGAAATGGTATTACGACAAATTTCCACAACTCGAAACCGACGTCAAAAAGTCATTGCATGACGCCTATATCGGCGGTTTCATGCTGGCCAAGGAAGGAACGTATGGCAATGCTATCGACGTTGACTGTAATTCCATGTATCCATCCATATTACGAGACGAGTGGCTACCGTGGGACGAACCGGAACCATACGACGGCAAGTACGAGGAAGATAGCGATATGCCACTGCATTGTGATGAACTCACGTTTCGCGCGGAACTCAAACCGGACGGATACCCCTTTCTGCTCGATGACCGTAGCGTCTATGGATTCAACCGCCTTACCTCTACACGTGGTTACGTCACTCGCGTGCTCACTGACATTGACCAAGAACTGCTCTATGAGAATTATGAAGTGAGTGTCTACAAGCATGTAAGGGGGTGGAAGTTCAGGCGCTCCAAAGGTTTCTTCCGTTCGTTCATCGACGAATGGGGAGAATTAAAACAGAAAGCGACGGGCGAGAAACGGCAAATGGCGAAACTAATCATGAACGCGCTCGTAGGCAAAATGGCAAGTCTGCCAAAAGGCGCCGTCATGCTCCCACTCTCCAAAGACGGCATAACCTTGGACTGGAATGTCGCACAACGCGAAGAGTCAAACTTGAAAACCGACTATCTGCCCGTGCCTGTTTGGATTAACGCCTACGCACGCCGCAAGCTTATGGACGTGTGCCACGCGAACGACGACAGACTGTTGTACGCGAACACGGACGGTTGTATTTTGAGCGGTTGGGAACCGGTAGAATCATGTGACATACATCCAACCGAACTCGGAAAATGGAAAATCGCCGCACGATACGAAAAACTGACTATCCTCGGAATGAACCGTTATCAGGGATGGCGGGATGACGGTGAAGTGGACGCCTGCATGGCCGGAAACATGTTTACGGAACCTATACCGTACGAGCAATTCCGGCATGGCACGCAAGTCATGGATGATTACGGCACGATGGTCATGCTATGATAATTGAGTCTTGTGAGCGTCGATTTTCGACTGGGAGCAACATGGGTCGGATTGCCACGGCTGAGAACGCCGCCGACCATGAAGTCACTACCGTGGCGGTAGTGCCCTACGATTTCAATTCGCGCTCTGATAGGACAATTCAGGCCCTCCGTGATTGGGGGGCCATTTTATTTTCCCGAGCATGATATAATTTTGATGAAAACACTACCAACGTAAGGAGCTTTGCATGGCAGACCCAGACAATGACGGCGAAGAAAATACCACCCCGCCGCCGACCGAAGAGGAACAGCAGACGGAAACCGTTGACGATGAAGTCAAACCGAAGGAACCGGAACCGGAGCCGAAGCAGGAACCGGACGTTTCCGCACGACTTGACGCGATTGAAAAGGAATTGGCCGCATTGAAAGCCATGCTGGACACGCTCGGCTACAACGACCCCGCCCCGTCCGATAATGACGGCGACAACGACAATGATGGCGAGTCCATCGAAGACTTGTTCGACTAAAATAGTTAGGAGATAACATAATGTCTAATATTCGACCACTTGCAGGTAAGGGTGACGTTGAGATTTTCAACGCCGTGCGTTCCGCCACCTCACCGCAGTTTCAGGTGCGTATCCCAGCCGCGACGCAGGGTAATATCCGCAACGCGGTTGACACCATGCGCAATTTTCCTTACCTTCGTGACGAGTTTACCGGAGTGCTGATTCAGCGACTGATTGGTCTTTACGTCCAGCATGCGGATTGGGATGACCCGCTCAAGTTGATTGGTTCGCCGCGCACGCTCAAGCGCTACGGCAGCACCTATGAGCAGGCGGCGGTTGGCTTAGTCAAGGCCCGCACTCGCAATTTCAACAAGGAATATCTTGGCGATGACGTGTATGGCCGCTACTCGCTTCCGACTGCAAGCGTGTTCCACCCCCTAACTTTCGACCACTATTACCCAGTCACCATTCCGGAAGACGCGCTTCTGACTGCCTTCGATGGCGAGTCGGGCATGTCGGATTACATCGCTGAAATCATGAACGCCCCTATCCTCTCGGATAGAAACGATATGTACTTGATGAAGACGCAGACCTTCGCGGAATACGCGCGTAAGGGCGGTTTCTACCGAGTCCACACCAAGGACGTCGGCGCCGCCGATTCCACCGAAGCGGACGCCAAGAATCTGCTTCGTCTCATTCAGCAAATGGCGAACGAACTCAAGGCGTCACCAATGAGCGCCATGCCACGATATAACGCCATGAGTTGGATGACTCCGTGGCGCGATTCGGAAGCCATTTTGTTCGCCACTCCGCAGGTAATCGCCGCGCTGAACGTTGAGGCCCTCGCCGCCGCGTTCAACATCGATAAAGTGAACGTGCCGTATCGCATCATTCCGATTCCAGAGGATATGTTCGGTATCGGCGGTGCGGCCGGTAAGGTTCAGGCAGTTCTGACCACGGAAGACTTCTTCTTCTGTTGGGATGAAATGCTTGAAACCACCAACTCCCCCGTCAACCCGATTGACGGAACACGCAATATCTTCTACAAGCATCGTGGTTCCATTACCCCTAATCCTTTTGCGAACGCGATTCTGTTCTGGACTGGCAAAGGCTCCAACGAGTCCGTGACTCTGCCGGACACACTCACCACCTCGAAGCCCGAGTTTACCTTGCGCGTGCGCAAGTATGGACAGCCCGCCATCACCCCCGAAAACGTGTCGCGTGGCGACTTGGTACAGGTTGAGTCCGTCATTTCCAGCGCAAACAAGACTGAGGCGTCGTTCCAGCCGGTTGGCATCAAGTACACGCTTGAGGGCGCCACTTCACAGTTCACCTCGATCGACAACGACGGAATTTTGCGTTGCGGCCTTGATGAAACCGCCGAAACGCTGAAAGTCACCGCTCAGGCAACCTACATCAATCCGGCCACGCCTGAAATCGACCAGACGGTTTCCGCCGCACTGTCCGTACCGGTGGTTGGCACTTGGCTCGGCGGTTGGAAAGCCGGAGCCATCGAGTCCATTGAGATTCAGGGCGAAAAATCGGTCAAGGTCAATGAGCATGTAGCGCTTAAGGCGATTGCCACCAAGACGGACGGAAACACCGCAGACGTGACCAACCTCGCACTGTGGACTGTGAACGCTAACGCGACCATCACCCCTAACGGTGTACTGACCGGAACTGCGGCGGGCGCCGCCAACGTTTCCGTGAAGTTCGCGGGAGCTACCGGAACGGCAAAGGTCACTGTTACTGCTCAGTGACAATAACTAGCCGCTAAAATAGGTGTGGATAGACTTTTATCCACACCTATTATTTTTAGGAGGACTTTTATGAGCGCAAATGACCTACCGATTAATTTCTCGTACGCAAAATGGACGCCAAACACACGATTCAAACTCTGTAACGTGCCGTGGGATATGGGTTACAGGGATATTGTGAAATGGGATAATAGGCAAGCTCAGAAAGAGTATTTCGACGGTTTGGATGGCATCGAGTTCACAGACTGCACGATGGCAAAATACGGCCTTCCGGTACGGCTGCCGGTGCCGTTCGCGCAAGCGTCGAAATACAACTATTTGATTGCGACGAACGACTATGATTTTGACACACCACGTAGTTGGTACTATTTCGTCCAGACATGCGACTATATCAACGCCCACACCACACAGCTGAACATCCAGCTTGACGTGTGGCAAAGTTTCCAGCATGACATCCAGCTTGGTAACGCGTACGTGGAGCGAGGGCATGTCGGCATTGCGAACGAAAACGCTTGGAAAGACTATGGCCGCACCTATCTCGACCTACCCGAAGGGCTGGACACAGGTAAGGCAATGGTGATCACAGGACAGCAATACAAGAGTCTGATTGGAGAAACGAACGGCTACACCACCTTCGGCGTGCTCGTGGTATCCACGACAAAGCTGGACACCGACCCCGGAACGGCAACCGCGCCGAAAACCACGTGCGCGGACGGCAGCGCCTTTGAAAACCATACAAACGGCACCGCACTATACTATTTCTCGGACGCCCTAGACTTCCTTGCCGTCATGGGCGCGGGCGCTGAATACCCTTGGATGACACAGGGCATTTGCGGCATATACGCCATCCCACAGCTCCCCGACTCATTGCTGAAAGAACAGCAGAAGCCGGGCGTGTTCTTCAACCACATGATCGATTGGCGAGGCGACTGCTACCGCTTGGAGATTCGACATAACGACGCCAAAAGCCGGTACGCCGACATCATCCATATCACGAATTTTCGTGATAATTTCAAACTCCCCGAACGCTACAAGTATCTCCAAAAATTCCGCACGGCACCATACGCGGTATTGGAGTGCTCGTGTCTCAACGGTACCGTGATCACTTACAATCCCGAGCAGATTCCAAGCGCTGATTTAACCATTCGAGAGTCGTGGGACTACGCGCCACCGTCTCCGCGACTCAACTTTTATCCGCGCGGATACAACGCAGGCGGTATCAGCGAACAATCCCCGCTGCCGAACAATTCCGGCCTCCCGATTGATTCCGGCGAAATGCTCAACGCAAGTTTCGGCATTACGAATTTTCCAACCTTTATGACAGTGAACAACGGTAGTGCCCTCGCTCTAGCGAACAGTGCCTATACACGCCAATACGCTCAGCAAAGCGCCGATTGGTCATACCAGAAAACGCAAATGGGTATCAACAACGCCTACGCGCAAGCGCAACTTGGCACGCAGTATGCGAGTGCGCAGAACCAGCTTGGCACCAGCAACCGCAACGCAATGATGTCGATCAACAATCAAGCCGCGCAGATGTCGGCCGATCTAACACTGAAAAATCTGAGTTTCGGCAACCGTATGAATCAGCTCAACACCATTGGTTCAGGCGTGGCTAACGCGGTTGGTTCCGCCGTCACCGGCAACGTTGGCGGCGTGGTCGGCGCCGTGGCTGGCACAGCTATCGGCGCGGTAGCAAATCAGATGTCGTACAACAATGCGGTAGACTCTAACAGTCAGCAATTGTCGAACACTTTGGCAACGAACGGTGCAACCACCTCACAGTCGAACGCCTACAGTCTTGCGCAAACAAATCTGTCCAACCAACAGACAATGCAGTTCGCGGACATGAACAAACAACTCGCTCAAGCGACGGCGCAAGGAGATTATGAAAACACGATCGCCGGCATCAACGCGCAAGTGCAACAGACCCAAACCATACCCCCTACCACGTCGGGCGCATTGGGCGGTGACGCTTTCAATCTGGCAAACGGGCTAATTGGCGTCATGATACGCTTCCGCCAGATACCGCCAGCCGCCATGCGCTCCATTGGTGAGGTATGGTTGCGATACGGATATTATGTCCAGAGGTTTATGCGGTTGCCAGAGAATTTGATGGCAATGAGCAATTTCACGTACTGGAAACTGCACGAACTATATGTGCGTTCGAGCACTTGCCCTGAAGAATGCCGGTTAACTGTCAAGGGTATTTTTGAAAGTGGCGTTACCGTGTGGACTGATCCAGATAAAATCGGTGTCACTGACTATGCGGATAACGTGCCGCTGAGTGGTATCGCGTACTGACATATATAATGGAGAGAGTTGAGAAAACTCTCTCCATTATTTATATTAAGGACGGTGACTATGGGCAAGCGCAATAACGCGCGCAAGGCCGCGCACTGGGATAACCAAAGCGTGCTCGGCTCGATGTGGGGCAATTTGAATCTGCCTGAAATGAGACAATCCCTGCGTATTAACCAATATATGAAGCTGATTGAAATGTTGGCGGTGTCGCGTTTCAAATGGATTAATTTGCCTCCGTACATTGACGAACGATATTTGGAATTGACGCTGTTCGAAAACGGCCTAGCCCTCTTCTTCCCAGACGAACGCAAAGGCGTCCGCCGTTTCATGGTCACTTCGGGCAATATCGGCGGAGTCAATAATTACAACAATCCAACCAGTTTCCAGCCGGTAGCTACGAATTACTCACATCCGCAGATTGGCTCAAAGAAATGTGTGCCGATTTGGGATAATCAGCTGCGTTGCACCATGATCGATGTCATGTGGAATTATGCCACGCGATTGGCGATTGCAGACCGCGCGCTGGACGTGAACCTTGATAATATTTCGGTGCCGCTGATTATCGCCACGTCCGAAACGAATAAACTCACCGCACAGAATCTTATTAAGGCGCGAGAAGACGGAGACCCTTATATCTACGCGTATGACAGCGCGGATATTACCGGAATGTTTCAAACCTTTCCAAACATGACGCCCTTTATGGCGGATAAAATCATCACCACGAAAACGCAAATCTGGAACGAGCTTGTAAACTACCTCGGTATCGACAACAGTACGACCGAAAAGAAAGAACGTTTGCTCGAATCGGAAGTGACGGCTGGAAACAGTCGTACAAACGTTTTCCGCCTGAGCTATCTTAAGGCGCGACAACAGGCGTGCGATACGATTAACCGGTTGTGGCCGCAAATGGCGGACTTAGGCAAACCGATAAGCATTGAATGGAACGACACCACTTCTGGCGGACTCTTGGACGTTGACGGAAACAAGGAGGAAGAAGACTAATGGTACAGGATTTGAGCATGTACGCCATCAAGGACAGCATGGCGGATTATACGTTGACGCTTGGCAATCTTATTGCACGCGGTTTTAATACGGACAAAAAACTGCATTTAAGCTCGCAATATTATCCGATTTTCGACGAAAAATATAGGGCGAAATTGAACGAGAAAATCGTGGCACACTACGCATTGCGCGAAATCGGTTCGGAAACGCCGCAAATGTTCATTTTTTATCTCGGTCGTACCATGCGCGAACAGATGGACTATTTCAACCAACTATACTTATCCGCGCAACGCAAGTTCGATCCGTTCATTACTTCTGACATTCGGCAGGAAATGGACTCTACCAGTATTAACGAGTCCAGCGGCAAATCGAGCGGTACGCAGTCGAACGAGTCCAGCGCCAACAGCACGTCCGACACCACCGCCGACAATTCCAGCATGACGTTCAATTCGGAATTTCCCCAAACTCGCATTGATGACTTCCGAAAGTACGCGACAACCGCAAGCCAAACGGACTCAACCGGCAACACGCATACAAGCACACAGCAGGACAGCGGCACCGCAGTGTCCAGTACCAGCAACACGGATTACGCGCATTCGTCTGACAAAGGCAACAGCGTGTCGCATACGCTCGGCACGAGCGGTTCGCAGTCACAGCTTTTGCAGGATTGGCGTAACACCATGCTCAATATAGACATGCTGGTCATAAACTCTCTCGAAGACCTGTTTCTGGGTATGTGGGGAAGCGGTGACAATATGACCAACATGCCGCAGCTTTACAGTACTTCGTTATCCTACAATCTCGGCCATTAGAGTATACTTAATACAGACAGTTAGGAGGAATGCATGAACGGAGTAAACCTATGCGCCGCACCGCTCGACATTGATCCGCGGCAGCGCTATTTCACGACGGTTCAGCCTTTTTCGTACCGCGACACATTGACCGTGCTCGGATACGTGCAGGAGGTGGCCGAACATGTAGACGAATTGCGCGAACAGCTAGACAATCTCGCCAAGGACGAGAACGCGGACATTGAAGCGATCAAACAGCTGATAGCCGGTTTCAGCGAGCAGTTCGAGCGTATCAACAAAACCTTGGATGATTTGGAAAAGCAGGTTGGACAGTACGAAGACTCTGACTTGACCTATAATCCGACGCGAGGAAAATACGAGGACTCGAAAAACACTAACCGCGACATGTACCGCGAGCTTGCAGTGTTCGGCGCGCGCGTCAACCAGATGGCACAACTATCCGTGCCAATGGCCGCAGCGCACACGTGTCTTGAGTTCGCCGTGCTTGGCAACAAAACCATTTTTCACAATGACGAGCCACGCATCACTCCGCGTGACGTGCATGTGGATGACGGTGAACCAGTCAGTCCGTTGACTGTCGAAAATCTTTCCAATGGCGTCGTGGTCAATAATTTCATGAAAACCGCTAGATAGGAGCAGTGACAATGACACAGAAAACACCGAACTACAATCTTGAGAAATATGACGCGACGGACGCGCCTAACCTTGAGGGGCAATACAATCGCTCGATGGACATTCTTGACACGGCGCTGAAAACGCAGTCGGACAAGATTGACGCCATTCCGACACCGGAGTCACTTCCGGAAGGATTGAGCGCATTTGCCGCCGCTCTCGGATTGAGCGCCGCGAACGCCAACGCGCTCGGCACCGCACTCAACCATTTTCTCAACCGTGTTCCCGCAACCGGTGGCGGACAGTATACCGTCAAAAACCTCAACAACACCAAAGTCACCGCGGAGGGTCTGCCGTTCGTTTCCACCACTGCTTCGGGGGATTGACGGTTATGTCAAACAGTCAGCAGACCACGCCCGTAGACTCCGCCGCATACGACGTGACTCGACATTGGGGACTACCTCTTTACAATGACGCGACACCTATGGACATGCGTGATGGATATAACCGCGCCATGCGCATGATTGATCAAGCGCTCACCCAATTGCAAACTCAAATTCGAGAGAAGGATTGATAAATGGCTACCGTATACACCAAAACCGATAATTACGGCTTGAATCTGTATGGCGACAATGACCCCGCCGATTTGCGAGACGGTTACAACGGCTCCATGCGCACTATCGATACGACTTTGGAAACGCACCTCAATCGTATCGAAGCCGTGGAGTCGCGTGAAACGCATGACGAAGAAGTGGTCAAAGCGCTGCTTGGAGACAACACTGTAGACAACGCGACCACCGCTAAAACCAAGTGGGATAAAGCGAGCACGGACGCCATCGAAGCAATGGCCGACGCCGCCACCGCAACCGGAAAAGCGAACTCCAACGGCAGTATCCTTACAGCGCTTGGTGCCGACACCACCGATCACGCGACGGCAAGTAAAACCAAGTGGGACAAAGCAAGCACTGACGCCACATCCGCGATCAACAAAGCGGATACCGCAATCGGCAAAGCGAACACCGCAAGCGGCAAAGCGGACACCGCAAGCGGCAAAGCGGACACCGCAAACAGCAAGGCCGACAACAATAGCGCCATCCTCACCGCGTTAGGTGCGGACACCGCTGACCATGCGGCCACAAATAAAACCAAGTGGAACAAAGCAAGCACTGACGTTGCGGACGTGGCGAAACGAGTCAACATACTCACCGGACTGGCTCACGAAAACATCATCGTAATTGGCGACAGCATTTCGTACGGCACAGGAGCTTCGGCCACGTCAAAATCGTGGGCCAACCGACTAGGCGAGTATAGGGGCGCAACTGTTACCAATCTTGCGAAAAATGATGCCGGATATCTCAACGGGCCGACCACGTTTGCGCAGCAACTTAAGGGTTTCACCGGCGACAAAGACGCCGTAACGCGCATCCTCATCGCCGGTGGCATCAACGACAAAACTCATGTGTCGGACGGTTCTACAATCGATTCACTGCTCACCAACGCAGTATTATCGCTGCTGGATTATGCGCGCGACAATTTCCCGCATGCGAAAATTCAAACCATTCCGACTATCTGCGGTTTCACCCCACCGTCCATCTATAACAGTGGCGTCCTTAAGGCGCGTGACAGGATTATCGCCGCTTGCAACATGCGCCACGTGCAAGTCATTCCGCACGGTTGGGAGTGGCTCAACGGAAACCGTGATTGGAGTTCCGGCGACGACGTGCACCCGAACGACGAAGGTAACGGCGTGCTGCTCAGGCTAATTTGTGAAGCGATGGATGGCGCCACCGTCCGAAATTCGTGGAACGGTTACGTTGCCGGACAGGACGCCCACGGAGAAATCACGCACTCGAAATTCCATGTTGATGGAGACATGGTAACATGCCACATCCAAGGCAAAGTAGTAGGAAATGCCGGCGCGTATGCAAGCATCTTCCAAGTACCAGCCGCCGCCCGCAACGGCGGCGGAAACTACTTTATACCAAACAGTCTTAACAAGTTGTTGTATTTGTCGTATGACAATGAAATTAGGGCTTGCAAAATTGGCAGCACCACTGCGATTCCAAACGACACGGAAGTCTACCTGAGTTTCGCGACTCATATGGGATGACGCCCTACCAGTGATGATAGCCATACCGCCTATAATGGTGGTATGGCTATTACTTTTGATAATTGGATAAAACAGACACAGGGCCGGTTTTGGGACATGGACGGGGCATATGGCGCCCAGTGCTGGGACCTATGGGCCAAGTATTGTATGGACTTATACGGCGCGTCCGTAAGCGATTGCATCACTCCAACCGGATACGCGGAAGGAAACTACACCCGGTTTCCCACGAACGCAAAAATGGCGCAGATTTTTGAAAAGAAACCCGCCGACTACAGCCCCGTCAAAGGTGACGTGGCGTTTTGGAATTTTTCCAGCCAACATACCGGCTCGCACGTGAGCATCGTCATGGAGGACGGTGTGCATAACGGGCGTATTACTGTGTTGTCTCAAAATCCCAATCCGGCACAGCGTATGACGTTCGATCTAACCGCATTCTTAGGCTATCTGCATCCCAAAGCGCTTGGCGAGGGTGGTGGGACAACCTCGACGGAAAAGAACCCAACGGGCGACAATAGCCACGGTTCCGCCGACTCCGCACGTGGCGGAGCGTGGATACATTGGCAAGGCGACAACCTCTACTTACACGAAACCGACAACACCGGAACGCGAACCCGCATCTTTTACAAAACAACGGCCAATAATTTTTCCGAAAAGGCGTCGCAATCCCAACCGTCCGGTGATAACGGTCAAGCGCATCCATCTGTCTCTTTATCGGCGGAGAACTCGTACGCCCTCTACGTTGTCGGCACGGTTGAGGCGGGTTTGCGCTGGGATGCAGTTGAAGCGGCCAATTTACAGGGTATTGGTATTGCGCAATGGAGTTTCGAGCGCCGCTTGCAAGTGTTGAACGCGATGGAAGCCGCCGACCCAGCCGGATATAATGCGTTCAAGACCGCCGCGCCTGAAATCGCCGCACTCATGGAGTCAGGCGGCACGTTCAAACGTTCGCTTACCTTAGCGGAAGCGGCCGCATTCCGCACGTGGGCTGGACGCAACGAGTCGCGTGACGGACAACGCAAGCAGTTCGCGGAAGACTACGCAGGCTATCCGAAAGAGTATAATGATACGAAAATGCAGATTCTTTGGATAACCGCATATCACCAGTCCCCCGCGAACGCGCTCAAGGTGCCGAAGGCATCGAATCTCGCACAACTCAAAAGCAACATTCTGTCAACATATCCATTCGGCCCATACACGACTCGATACAATCAGGCGTACTCACTTTTGAGCGTGTGGGATGGAAAATCTAATCCGCCCACATTCTAAAAGTGTGATATAATAAATAGTGGCAGTGGTTGTATGATGACCTTTCCCCTTGAACGGCTGCCAATGATAGGTTGGTGGAGGGCGTGCGAGTCATGGCGCACGCCCTCCACTAGTTTAGGAGGGTTGCAAGCATGACATTGCAGACGCTTGACGAGAGCGATTATTACGACTTGCACAATCTGTTGACGCGAAACGCACAGTGGAATTTCATAATCGGCGCACGCGGACTCGGTAAAACGTTCGCCGCCAAACGATACGGCATAAAAGAGTATATCAAACACGGTTATGAGTTCATTTATTTGCGCCGAACCGACGTGGAACAGCACCGCAAAGAGACCTTTTTCAAGGACATTCAGGAGTTTTTCTCATCCTATGAGTTTCGCGTGAACGGTGAAAAAGGGCAGATTCATAAGACTTCGTGGGATGAAAAGGACTGGCGGACATGCTGCTATTTCGTCGCCCTCTCGCAAGCGGGCGGACTCAAGTCAGTCGCCTATCCAAAAGTGCATCTTATTATTTTTGACGAGATTTTCCCAGATAATCTGCGTTTTTTGAGTAACGAAGTAAATTCGTTTTCCGAATTTTACAACACCGTAGACAGGTGGCAGGATAGGACAAAAGTACTGTTCCTCTCGAACGCCGTTCAAAAGGCTAATCCGTATTTCGCCAAATACCGGCTAGACATAGGAACGCAGCAAACCAATCAACAGCAATACAAGCTTTACTGCGGTGGTTTTATCTGTCTCGAACTTGCCGACTATGGCGGTTTCTCGGCAAAAGTCGCCAAGTCGAAGTTCGGTAGATTCCTCGAACAGTACGACGGTGACTACGCCGACTATGCAATTCGTAACAAGTTCCGTGACGAGTCGGACACTTTGATAGCGCCAATTCCTAGCGACGGCGAACTGTCCTACATTTTGGACACCACCGACTACGCGCGTTTCGGAGTGTGGGTTTCCGTGTCCGAACATGATGGACATGTTTCACAATATGTTTCACGACGCATTCCAAAAGACAACAATCGTCCAACATACACGCTCGACCCGAATCACGTTGACGAAAAGACGTGGTATGTCAAAAAGTCGGACGATATTATAAGGCGACTCACTACAGGCTATCGTCTTGGTAAAATACGATTCGATGACTCACAAGTCAAAGCAGACTTCGGCTTGATTATCGGAGAATTGCTAGGCAAGTAGGGAGGAACAACAACAATGACAACAGCAGACGTATGGTGTACCATCGCAGTGACGTTCTTCATTATCACCGATTATGTCACCGGCGCGGCGAAAGCCATCATGCAGGATAATCTGAGTTCCAAAAAAATGAGGGAGGGACTAGGCCACAAGTTCGCCTACTTCATCCTCGTGCTAGTGGCATGGTTTATCGACGAGATTAACTTGCATGTCGATCTAGGGCTGCCGGTGTCCGTATTCGTTTGTACGGTTGGCGGTATCTGCTTGATTGAACTCACGTCGATTTTGGAGAATATCACCGTAATCAATCCCGAATTAGCGGACGCGCCATTCATGCAGATTTTCGCGCAGAACAACACTCAACCAAAGCACGGCAACAAATGAACGCAATCATCTCATATTGGATATTGAGCGGACTCACGGCGATTGGACTTGCAATGTGGTTCGCATCCCATGCCGTACGATATCCGCAATTCCACCATGCCGCATTCATTTTCATGCTCGTTACGGCAGCACCGTGGACGGCGGCAACATTATATCTGACACAAACAATGTAAGGAACAAAAATGAACATCCAAGAATGGATTAACTCAGTCAACGGCAAAACCATCGACGTAGACTTGGCATATGGAGGCCAATGCTGGGACTTATGGAGTTCCTACGCACAATACGTATACGGCGTTCCGCGAGCCGACACCAACACAGTAGACGGATACGCGGCAAGCGTATACACGGCGCGGTACGAACGCAGTCGCGCATTGCAGAACACGTTCGAGCAAAAGACCGCCAACTATACGCCCGTTTTCGGGGACGTGGCGTTCTGGAAACGCAGTGGCATGAACCATGTCGCCATCGTAGTACGAGACAATGGCAATGGCACTCTACAGACTATCAGCCAAAACCCCAACCGTGCCGGATACGTAAATATCGGCAAAAGAGGTATCATAGGCTACTTTCATCCGCGCAACAGCGGCAACAATGCCGACACTACCGCACGCGCCTATCGAGTCAACGTTGACGTGCTCAACGTACGTTCGGCGCCAAGCATCCACAGTCAGGTAGTGGCGCAATACCGTAAAGGACAGACAGTCAACCTCATGAGCGGAACCACCATTGCGGACGGGTATGTTTGGGCGCACTATGTCGGCGGGTCAGGCAAAACACGATATGTCGCACTGAAGGCCGTGAACGGTACGACACAATACCTTGTATAACACAAGGAAAGCCCCTAGACTGTTGGCCTAGGGGCTTTACTTTATATATCAGTCGCCGTCATTAATCGAAACGATGTACTCGCGACACGGGCGTCCTTCCTTGGAACGGATTTTAGCGAGCATGTTGATATCGTAGTTGTCACCCAAGAAAACCTCTACGATACCCGCAAGCGCCCGACGGAACGAAAGAATAGAATCATCTTCCAGCCCATCGATGAAAGTAAAGCCACTCCAAACCCTCTCAATAGTCACCTCGTATCGATTATCCTTCTCGAACTCGGTAACATGTGCAGTAAAGTTAATCATTTTATT